CGTATTGGGAAAAGATACGTGAGAAAGAAAAGCAAGAGCGTAGCAAGAGGGTAGATAAGCTATCTGATGAGCAACGCAAGGCAGTCACTGCAGTATATAAACTGCTTGACAACATACTGGACACCGCACTATACCCAGACATGGGTGGTGTACGGGCTGTGTCTGCATATGACTTGCAAGAACTGTCCGATGCCAATGACACACTACAATTTCAATTCAATCTGAAAGGAGAATAGATATGCCATTTGATTTCCCTATGAGTAACATGATGCCTGATGAATTAAACTTTGACGTAATGTTTGAGCCTACTAAGGTGAAGGACAAGAAGTATGTCATCAACGGTAACACAGGTGACTACATTGGTGTGGTAGGTGACACGTTCAACTGTGCCAGCCACGCTGATTTCTTTGAAGGTGTACATGACACCATCACAGAGAACCTTGGCGAAGCTGAGTGCGAAGGCATGAACATGAAGTGGAACATTGCCAGACAGAATGCATGGGCTATGCTCGACATGACCCTGCCTAACGTGACTGCCCGTATTGAGACGGACAAGCACAGCACTACCATTGCACAGCGTATCATTGCGCTACACGGTATTGATGGTAGCTGTTCCAACCAGACATTCTTTGGTGCGATAGATTTCTTCTGCACCAACGGTATGATTCGTGGTGAGCATGACAAGGTGCGGCGTAAGAACTCTGCCAACTTCAGCATGGACAGGTTTATCCGTGACCTGCGTGAATCTACACAGTCATTCTATGCACAGTCAGAACGCTTGCAGGGTTGGGCTAATAAGCCTCTGTTTGTGGGCGATGTCAAAGCTATGCTTGAGTCCCTGCTAAAGTCTGACCGCACAGCAGACAAGATGCTTACCTTGTACAACCAAGAGGCATCAGTGCGTGGACAGAATGTCTGGGCATTGTACTCTGCATTCACCAACTATGCATCGTATGCCGATGAGCGTAATGGTTTTGCCCTGCGTAACACAGGCAAGGATACCAACGCTGTGTCTATGTTCCAACGTGAGAGCAAGGTGTCGCAGTGGATTGAAAGCAAGCCATTCAAGGAGTTGATTGCGGCATGATGCAAATCTCAGACAAAAGACGTGGTGACATAACTGAATTAGAGTTGTGTCATCACTTTTTAAACCAAGGGTTTGAAGTCTTTAAAAATGTATCTTGTACGGGTGCCATAGATTTTATTGTGCTAAACAATGAAACCAATGAGTTTACCCTTTATGATAGTAAAACTGCTAACGTAAGTGTTAGGGAAGATGGTAGCCGTAGAATAAACTGTAGTGCTACCACACCTAGACAAAAAGAACTTGGCGTACAAGTAGTAGTAATGCATGAGGGTAAAATATATACAGACGCAAACAGAGTAGGAGTAGTGTTAGATGAAGACAGTAAAACATCTTGTGGATAAGTACTATAATTCCAATGATTTCAAGATGTTACGAAGCAGAACTAAGAAGGACTATCAATACTTTCTTAGCGTCATGCTGGATGATTTTGGCTCTGTGAATTTTTGTGAACTCACAAGTAAGCAAGCTAAACACGCATATGAAAGGTGGGTTGAGCGAGGCATCAGTCTCGCCAACCACGTATGCACTGTATCATCTATCCTGTTTCGTTATGCTATTGAGATGGAGTATGCAGAGGTCAATCCGTTTGCCAACGTCAGGCGTAAGACACCACCACAACGCAAAGTTGTGTGGACTGAGGATGATGTACGCACGTTCCTTGACACTGCATACAGCGAGTTTCAGTGGCGTAGTATCGGATTGATAGTTCACATGGCATACGAATGGTGCCAGCGTCTAGGTGACATGCGCCTGCTGACGTGGGACAACATTGACTTGGAAGAACGTAAGCTATACTTGGAGCAGTCAAAGCGTAGGGCAGAGGTAACTTTGCCTATACAAGATGACCTGCTTGAGATGCTGACACAGCAGGAGCAGGACTTCGGCTTCCAACAATACGTTGTTCCCCGTACAACGCCCGTACACGGGCAGTACGAGCCTTACAGCATGGAGAGACTGTCCAAAGCTGGACGGGCTGTCATGCGTGAAGCTGGGCTGTCTGAAGAACTACGGCTCATGGACTTGCGGCGTACAGGTACAACACAAATGGTAGAGGCAGGTGTAAGTATGGGACAAATCATGTCGGTTACAGGACATAGTAACCCACAGTCAGTGAAACCGTACATGAAAAACACATACGAGAGTGCAAATAATGCGTTGACAGCACGTAAATCGTATGGTAAAAGCACTTAACTGCCGCAAAGGAGAGTGATATATAATGAATAATATATATAACATTATAAGTGATATAGATGTACCCAATGGACAGACTAAACGTATGGACTGTCCTAACTGTGGTGGGTACAAGACATTCACTATTACTAATAACTTGGGTAGTCTTGTGTGGAATTGTTACAAGGCTTCCTGCAATGTAAGCGGCGGGAACCGTGTACACCTAACTGTCGATGACATACGTGGCAGTATGGGTAACGTGGCTGACTTTGCCGATGAGACATTTGATATGCCTCAGTACATCGTACCACATAGAAACAAGCGTACCGTGTTGGCGTTCTGCTACAGGTACAAGCTAGACCCCGATGAGTTGGGTGTGTTGTATGATGTGAAGGATGACAGGGTTGTGTTCCCTGTTGTACATGATGGCAAAACAGTGGACGCTACAGGCCGTGCTATCGGCAAGCGTCTACCTAAATGGAAACGATATGGAAAAAGTGGCTTGCCATACACACATGGTTGTGGTAAAGTCGCAGTTGTTGTTGAGGACTGTGTGAGTGCAGCCGTGGTTGGTGGCGAATCCTTTGTCGGGGTTGCGATACTTGGCACATCTCTCCAAGAGTCGCATAAAGGGTATCTTGCACAGTTCTCAACAGCCGTAATAGCATTAGACCCCGATGCATTACCAAAGACTTTGCAGATGGCAAAGGAACTACGTGGGCATGTAAACGATGTTCGTGTCCTACGTTTGAAAGATGATTTGAAATATCGTAACCCGACAGATATGGAGAACTTGTATGGAATTATCAATCATTAGAAGCCTGATGGATAAGTCGTTCTATGATGACCACCGTGGTAGCAAATGCCCACCACGTTTGTTCAGCAAGGACGCACGTAAAATCAAAGAGGCTATCGACACAGCTATGGATAGGTATGAACGCACCGTCACACCCGATGAGGTTGAGGCGTTGTTCATGTCAAACAATCCTACGCTGACTACAGCACAGAAGCAGGGCTATGCTTCTATGTTTGCTTCTATCAAGCGTGAGCAACCAATGGGCAGTGACATAGCACAAGAGGTGCTATCCAAACTATTCCAGCAGGTTGTTGGCGAAGACGTTGCGAATATCGGATTTGATATGGTCAATGGTGATGCCGCTACACTTGAGAAGCTACGCAATCTGCTTGAGCGTTATGGTGATGACTTCATTCCCAATCTCAATATTGAGTGGGATGACATCACTATCGAAACACTCATGGCTAAAGCTGAGTTGGAAGCACGTTGGACATTCAACCTGCCTAGCTTAACACGCAAGGTAGAGGGTGTCAGTGGTGGTCAGCTTATCGAAGTGGGTGCTAGACCCAACACAGGTAAGACATCCTTCCACGCCAGCTTGATTGCTGCGCCGGGCGGTTTCGCACATCAGGGTGCCAAGTGCATTATCTTATGTAACGAAGAACCTACTCACCGTGTCGGCGCACGTTATCTGACTGCAGCATCTGGTATGTCTGCACGTGAGGTACGTGACAACATGAGCAAAGCCAAGGCACTCTATGAACCTGTGATGAACAACATCAAGATTAAAGAGGCTGGTGGTCGTGACATGGCATGGGTTGAGTCTGTATGCAAGTCATACAAGCCTGACGTGTTGGTGCTTGACATGGGTGACAAGTTCTCTGTGCAGGGTTCCTTTGCACGGCAAGACGAAGCACTCAAGGCATGTGCTATCTACGCAAGGCAGATTGCCAAATCATATGACTGTGCCGTGTTCTATATGTCTCAGCTATCAGCAGAGGCAGAGGGTAGGTCACAGCTTAATCAGTCAATGATGGAAGGCTCACGTACAGGTAAGGCTGCTGAAGCTGACCTGATGATACTGATTGGCAAGACCAATGCACAGATAGAAGGTGAGGAAGAGGACAGTCCAATGCGGCATGTCAATGTCGTGAAGAACAAGTTGACAGGCTGGCATGGTATGGTTAATGTGGACTTGGATTATCAAACAGCGAGGTACACAGGATGAAGCTAACACTTGATGTAGAGAATACAGTCACCAAGCGTGATGGCAAGATGCACCTTGACCCCTTTGAGCCAGAGAACTCACTGACTATGATTGGTGTGTTGACTGACCAAGGTATGGAGCAGCACTTCCCATTTGACCACAGTGATGTACCCAATCAGCAGGATTACTACGAGCGTGTGCAGTGGTATCTGGACGAAGCTACTGTACTCATCTGTCACAATGCTGCATATGATTTGATGTGGCTATGGGAGTCAGGCTTTAAGTATGATGGCCCTGTGTTTGACACGATGCTGGCTGAGTATGTATTGCAGCGTGGTATCAAAGAGCCGTTGTCTCTTGAGGCATGTGCAGAGCGTTACGAACTGGACACCAAGAAGCAGGACACGCTGAAGGAATACTTCAAGCAAGGCTACAGCACACGTGACATACCATACAATGAGTTGTGTGAATATCTATCTGCTGACCTTCAGGCTACGCAGCAACTTGCTGACAAGCTGATGTATCGTTTGAATACACCAGCAGATAGTGGCTTGCGTGGTACAGTAGACCTGACCAATCAGGTAGCTGTGTGCCTAGCACGTATCTATCAGCGTGGGTTCAAGGTTGACTTGTCTGTGTTGGAGCAAGTGCGTACAGAGTTTGAGCAGGAGAAGCAACAGCTTGAGACTGACCTGCAGGAGCATGTGCGTAAACTGATGGGTGACACACCTATCAACCTGAACAGCCCAGAGCAATTGTCTTGGGTAATCTACAGCCGTAAGGTCAAGGACAAGATGTATTGGGGCAACGCTATTGACCCATACATGGATGACGCAGACTTCCGCAGCTTGATTGCTGGCGGTACAGACAAGATGTACAAGACTGTGGCAGAGCAGTGTAAAGACTGTGGTGGTACAGGCTACATCAGAAAGGTGAAGAAGAATGGCGAACCGTTTGCGAAACCTAATCGGTGCAGTAATTGTGATACTGCTGGTTTTACTCTCACACCTACCAGTGCGCTGGCTGGCCTCAAGTTCAAACCCCCTTCACCAAAGTGGGCAAGTGCCAACGGCTTTTCAACCAGCAAGCAAAACCTAGAGGTGCTTGAGTCTGCTGCAAAGCAGCGTGGCATGTCTGACGCTGTTGACTTTCTGTCTAAGGTACGTAGGTTGAGTGCCGTGGATACATACCTATCTTCCTTTGTTGAAGGCATACAGACCTACACAAAGCAGGATGGTAAGCTGCATGTGCGTTTGCTACAACATCGTACAGCTACTGGCAGGTTCAGTGGTGCAGACCCTAACATGCAGAACATGCCACGTGGCGGCACGTTTCCTGTGAAGAAAGTATTTGTGTCACGATTTGCTGGTGGCAAGATTATGGAAGCTGACTTTGCACAGTTGGAGTTTCGTGCTGCTGCCTATCTATCACAAGATGGAGTTGCTATTGAAGAAGTATCTACTGGATTTGATGTACACGCATACACCGCTAAAGTTATTAGTGATGCTGGTCAGCCTACGAGTAGACAGGATGCGAAAGCGCATACATTCGCGCCGTTATACGGGGCAACAGGCTATGGACGAACATCCGCTGAGTCAGAATACTACACACACTTCAACCAGAAGTACCAAGGAGTCGCGTCTTGGCATACCCGACTGGCTAAAGAAGCTATAAGCACACGCAAGATTACTACACCAAGTGGTCGTGAGTTTGCTTTTCCTGATGTGTACCGCAAAGCAAGTGGTCGCATCTCACACTTTACACAGATAAAGAATTATCCTGTGCAGTCGTTTGCTACAGCAGACATTGTGCCTATCGCATTGTTGCACATTGATATGTTGCTAAAGGATATGCAATCGTGTATAGTGAATACAGTGCATGACAGTATTGTTGTTGATGTACACCCAGATGAAGAATCACGGGTTATCAGTATCATAGACGAAACTAATAAAGCACTGCCTTATCTCATCACCCAACGCTGGGGAGTTGAGTTTAATGTGCCTCTGTTATTAGAGGCAAAAATAGGCCCGAATTGGCTTGACACCAAGGACGTAACCTGATATAACTATGCGTCTAACAACTGGAAAGGAGTTAATAAACATGAATGATATTACAACAATTGATACCAATAACTACGCTGAGATGGCAAAGGCTATGGGTATCGCCAATGAAGCTGCATCACAGAAGAAGCAAGGTATGTTCCTTGCACGTCTGCGTATCCAGCATTCCCCAATCTTAGGTACAGATACCATCAAAGTTAAAGGTGGTACATATAAGCTGGAGATTCCTGATGGGCCTACGTACTACGCAGAGTCTGCTATCGTGCGTCCATTCATGCAACGCTTCATGTACAAGAAGTTTGTCATGGCTACAGGTACTGCACCTAATCGTTACGTCAAGACTGTCATGGCTGATAGCCTGAACATGGACTTGAAAGATAATGACGGTGGCTTTAACTGTGGTAAGCCTTCAGGCTGGATTGAGGACTTCAAGTCTCTGCCGGATGCTACGAAGGAATTGATTCGCTCTATCAAACGAGTACGTGTTGTGCTTGGTACGGTTGAGTTGGTCAATCCAAAGGATGCTGATGGCAAAGAAGCTAGTGTCGATACTGTCCCATTCATTTGGGAAGTAGAGAACCGTGACGCATTCAAGACTGTAGGCGGTGTGTTTAACCAGCTTGCTAAGATGAAGCGTCTACCTGTGCAGCATAACGTAACGCTGAATACAGAAGAGCGTAAGCTGCCTAACGGTAATAGCTTCTACCTACCTATTACGTCTTTAGATGTAACCAATGTTGTGGAACTCACCCAAGATGACCAAGAGAAGTTTGCTGACTTCATGTCATGGGTACAGAACTATAACGAGTACATCATCAATGCCTACGCAGAAAAGGCTTCGTCAAAACACGATGAGGACTTGGATGAGTTGAACATTGACGATGTTGTGGATATGGACTTTGAAGAAGAAGAGGTAGCGTAATGAAGCATCCTGCTGAACTGGCACTGCATCAGTATCTTGAGAACGCCGTGACAGGCAAATCAAGTATGTCACAACAGACAATCAAACAGATTGGCCTTGATGTGATGTCTGCTGCAGCACGTCAGTTCGGTGGGGGCAACAAGCGTGACAAGTTCAGCCTACGTATGTCAAATGTAGGTAGGCCGACTTGTCAACTCTGGTATGATAAGAACAAGCCAGAGGTAGCTGTTCCTCTGCCGACAACATTCGTAATGAATATGATGATTGGAGACATCGTTGAAGCTGTCTTCAAAGGTATCCTCAAAGAAGCAGGAGTAAGTTATGAAGACACGGATAAAGTTTCTCTTGACCTTGGTGACGATAGCGTTTCTGGTAGTTATGACCTCATCATTGATGGTGCAGTTGATGATATTAAATCAGCTTCAGACTGGTCATACAGAAACAAGTTTGAATCCTATGACACTCTTGCCAGCGGTGATGGCTTCGGGTATGTGGCTCAGTTAGCTGGGTACGCCAAAGCATCAGGCAAGAAAGCAGGTGGCTGGTGGGTAGTGAACAAGGCCAATGGGCAGTTCAAGTATGTACCAGCTACAGGTCTTGACATTGACAAAGAGGTATCCCAAATAAAGGATACGGTTCAGACAGTAAAGGAGAACAAATTTGAAAGATGTTTTGAACCAGTGCCTGAGACTTTTCGTGGCAAGCCCACAGGTAATAAAGTCCTTAATGACGGATGTAAATTTTGCAGCTATCGCTTTGATTGCTGGGATAGTCTTACTGAGTTACCTGCTGTAAAGTCACAGGCAAAGAACCCGCCCACAGTGGCATATGTTGAACTAGCAAAGGAGTATATGAATGGATGATGAACTCAATGAACTTGCAGAACAGATTAAAGATGCAGAGCGACATCTTAATGAACTTCGCAAAGAATACCGTGAACGTAAGACCGCAGGACTTCGTGCAGCTATTGATGCACGTAATGAAGCAGATAAAGTCTTACGTGAAGAACTACGTGCGTTAGGTTATCGCAACCCGTTTATCTCATGGCGTGACGTTGGCTAACGCAAAACAATTTAGGGCAGCACGAAAGTATGGGTATCGTAGCGGTCTGGAACTCAAGGTATCTGACTATCTCAAGGAATTAAAGATTGATTTCCTATACGAGCAGGTCAAGATAGAGTGGGAAGACTTGGCGTACAGAACATACACCCCCGATTTCGTGCTGTCCAACGGCATCATCATTGAGACAAAGGGACAGTTCACCGCAGCAGATAGACGCAAGCATCTGGCTATACAAAAGCAGCATCCTAATTTGGATATTCGTTTTGTGTTTGAAAGTAGTAAACGCAAACTTCGTAAGGGTGCTAAGTCTACATATGGTGAGTGGTGTATTAAACATGGCTTTAGATACTATGACAGGATTATTCCTGAAGATTGGTTGAAGGAGAAGGGTAAGAACAAGCATCCAAAGTTTATTAAGTTTGGCGGCACAAAGGTGAAAAGGAGATAGAATATGGACATAATGGATAAACTATCTAAGGAAATACACAATGAAGATTTCCTCATACGTGTCAGACCATTCGCTGATGATGATGGTAAGTGGTCTGGCGAGGTTGATATATCAATCATGGCAATGCCACACAATCCTATGGATGACGATGACTACTATCAGGTCATGCATTTTGCTAAGATGATGTGTGCTGCAGTGCCTGTCATGGAAGAGGTGGAAGAGTTACGCAATATTGTGCATGAGTACGTAACGAAAGTTATTGACAACGAGATGGATATTGATGTAGAACTAGAGGAAGAAGCAGGTGTAGAAAAGACCTACGATGGTAACGTAGTACACTTGCACTTTAATACAAGTACAAAGGGTTCGGCATGAGTAGACATGAAGAATATATGAAAGCAATGATGATACAAGAGGAGTTACGTATGGCACAAGCAAATAAACAAAGTGATAATGTTGTTGATATGGTCAACAGTCCACCACACTATAATCAGACAGGCATTGAGTGCATACAAGCTATCTCTGCCGCTACTGATAAAGGATTTAAGTATTACCTGCAGGGTAATGTTATGAAGTACCTTTGGCGATTTGATTACAAGGACAAGCCGCTAGAGGATTTGCAAAAGGCCAAGTGGTACTTGGACAGATTAATAGAAGAGGTTATGGCGGATGAGAGTTAAGATGTTCATAACCATTGACATTGATGAAGAGGAGTATCCAGTGCCTGCCGATGGACAGGTGGGCGAGGAATTAGAGGACGGTATTCAGGAATACTTTTATGACATTGAGGGTGCCGACATTAGAAACATTAGAACGATTACGGAGTAAAGAGATGATTAGTAATACACTTCCCACAGACTACCAGAACTTTATAGCACTATCACGCTATGCAAGATGGAAAGAAGATGAGCAACGTAGAGAGACATGGGGTGAGACAGTCACCCGATACTTTGACTATATGTCAGGGCATCTGAAACAGAAGCACAACTACACTCTGCCTGACACACTACGTGCAGAGTTGGAAGAAGCCGTACTCAGTCAGGCTATCATGCCTAGCATGAGAGCATTGATGACCAGTGGCCCCGCACTGGACAGATGCCATGTTGGTGGGTACAACTGTTCTTATGTACCTGTCGATAGCCCACGTGCCTTCGATGAGACTATGTACATTCTTATGTGTGGTACAGGCGTTGGCTTTAGTGTCGAGCGTCATTGCATTGAGAAGCTACCCATTGTGAATGAAGAGTTTCACGAGACAGACACAGTAATCAAGGTAGGTGACAGTCGCCCCGGTTGGGCTAAGTCACTGAAAGAACTGATTGCTATGTTGTACAGTGGGCAGATTCCTAAGTGGGATGTATCAGAGGTACGCCCTGCAGGTGCAAGGCTAAAGACATTTGGCGGTAGAGCATCAGGTCCACAGCCATTGGTCGAACTGTTTGAGTTTGTTGTACAGAAGTTTAAGGGTGCAGCAGGTCGTAGGCTTTACCCAATCGAATGTCACGACATCATGTGTAAGATTGGTGAAGTGGTAGTCGTAGGTGGTGTACGCCGTAGTGCATTGATTTCATTATCTAATCTTAATGATGACCAGATGGCACATGCCAAGTCAGGTCAGTGGTGGGAGAATGAAGGTCAACGTGCGCTGGCTAATAACTCTGTAGCGTACAAGAATAAACCTGAAATGGGTACATTCATGCGTGAGTGGTTGTCTCTATACGACAGTAAGTCAGGTGAGCGTGGTATCTTTAATCGCCAGTCAGCGAAGGTACAGGCAGCAAAGAATGGCAGACGTGATGCTGACCAAGACTTTGGCTGCAACCCTTGCTCTGAGATTATCCTGCGTCCATACCAGTTTTGTAATCTATCAGAGGTTGTTGCACGTGAAACAGATACGCTGGCATCCTTGAAAGAGAAGGTACGCCTTGCCACTATCTTGGGTACATTCCAAGCCACGCTGACTAACTTTAAGTATCTGCGTAATATATGGAAAGCCAACACAGAGCAGGAACGCTTGCTTGGTGTGTCATTGACAGGCATCATGGACTGTCCTGCATTGCACAAAGGTAAGCAGGTAGCTGACACTCTTGAGATGCTACGTGTTACAGCTATTGATGCAAACAAAGCTATGGCATGGGAACTTGGCATTGAGCAGTCTGCTGCTATCACTTGTGTCAAGCCTAGTGGTACAGTATCACAGCTTGTGGATAGTGCATCTGGCATCCACGCCAGACACAACCCATATTATATTCGCACTGTCCGTGGGGACAATAAAGACCCATTGACACAGTTCTTGATTTCACAGGGCATACCTAGTGAGCCAGACGTAATGAAGCCCGACAGTACTACCGTCTTCTCATTCCCTATGAAGTCACCCAAGAACGCAGTGACACGCACAGGTATGACAGCCATTGAGCAGCTTGAACTGTGGCTACTATACCAGCGTCACTGGTGCGAACACAAACCGTCAGTCACTATCTCCGTTAAAGAGAATGAATGGATGGCTGTGGGTGCGTGGGTATACGAACACTTTGATGAGGTATCCGGTATCAGCTTCCTGCCATTCAGTGAGCATACATATCAGCAAGCACCATATCAGGACATTGATGCTGACACATACAAAGAGTGGGCAGCTAAGATGCCAAAGAATGTAGACTGGTCTTTACTTCAGGAATTTGAGAAAGAAGATACTACATCAGGTGGGCGTGAGTTAGCATGTACAGCAGGTGTCTGTGAAATAGTTGACATTGCTGCAGCATGAGTGTAGTATGGAAAAAAGGTGACGGGTGGGTACAACATAACCCACCTGCTCATCACCCTTGCAGAGAAGAATGGTTGAAACAAAAAGAGAAGGAGAATGCTGATGCTGAACGGAAAGTGGACTAAAGAAAACTTTGAAAAACACCACGAAGATAATCCAGAAATCTACGAAATGTTTTGTAGGTTTGCAAAAGAAATGGCCTCAGTAAAGGAGTACTATTCAGCTAAAGCTATATTTCATCGAATGAGATGGGAAACAGCTATAAGGGAAGACGATTCTGAGTTTAAGATTAGTGACGGTTGGATTTCTCACTACGCTAGAAAGTTCTTGAAAGAACACCCTGAACATGGTAATTTTTTTAGAACAAGAACACCACAAGAAAGCTATTTGGATTAAGGAGAATGGACATGCAAAATTTAGAGCCAAAGACTGAAGACCGTAAGAAGTTTGACATTGACCTAGAGTATGGAAAGGTACGTGAACAAATGGTTGCAGACATGCTGCAAGACAAGAAGATTGAGGTAAAGAGTGAACGTGACGTGTGGCAGAAGACAGGCAACATTGCAATTGAATACGAATGTTATGGCAAGCCTAGCGGAATTAATGCTACTGAATCAGACTACTGGTTTCACAACCTGTGTATTGGTGATGAGACATTCGCTACGATTGTCTTTGACACGAACAGCCTCAAGCGTATCATTAATAACCTAGATAGCAAGCGTAGTGTTTCTGGTGGAGACAACAATGCAGCACGTATGTATCTGTTGAATCTGCAGAAGCTATTCTCATCTGATGTAATCAAAGCATTTAAGGAGACTAAAGATGCGGCGTAATGGCCTGAGTAAATACGATGCTCCACTGCGTATTCAATACCAGTGGGGCTACGATGCGTTTAAGCGTGGTGGTAGGCTTGTCAAGAAGGGCAAGCGAATACTCTTTGAAGAGAACCGTCCTAACATTGACCCTAACACCATGCAGTACAGAGAGTGGCAGCGTGGTTGGAACGATGCTTACTATGAGCAGCTAGAAGAGGTGCAATGGAATGAATCTAAAGGAAGAAGCTAGACAATGGATGAAGGAGAGATACATGAGTGATATTACAGCAACGGAGTACCAAACAAGGGCTGCAGAAACGGCAATATTCCCAAGTGATAAAGCACTAGAATATCTATCATTGGGACTATCCGGGGAAGCTGGTGAGATTGCTAACAAAGCAAAGAAACTAATACGTGACGGTGCAGATAGAGAAGAGCATCACGCGAAACTAAATGCTATTGGTCACGAGATTGGAGATGTTATGTGGTATTGCGCCATGCTTGCTAAAGAAGTGGACATGAACCTTGGTAAAATCATGGAAGACAACTTGGAGAAACTGGCTGACAGGAAAGCTAGGAATCGCCTACAGGGTGACGGTGACAATCGTTAGGTATGCACCGTTTGCTGTTATCATTGGCTGGCTGCTATATGCATTTGGTATGGGGTTTGCTAATGATATATGTGACTGCATATGAAGAGGGGGCTTAACTGCCCCCTTTATTTTATCTCTTAAATACCTTTGCTATTTTTACTAGAGCATTCAAGTCTTCTGCACTATTTAAATCAGGCATTCTATCGTTGAGTATTTCAAACTCAAGCATTGCTGCCTTTTGCGTGTCAACAGGTATGTTTCGTGCTGCATATAAAGCACGTATAAATGCTGGGTCATCTCCGGCAATACTATTAACTCTACGCATTTTGGATTTTAGTTTCTTGAATTTTTCTTTCATCATAACTCTAATACGTTTGCGTATTAAGTTCTCTGATTTCCCTTGCTTACGCAGTTTTTCAGCATAGCGCATAAATCCATCAGTTAGTCCGGGCAAGAAGTCATTGACTGTGGCATCCACAACTCTGTCTAGTGTGCCTATACCTGTCTTACTATCAAACTCATCCTCTTTAAAACCCATTTGCTTTAAGAACTTTTCTTGTTCTGTGTCGGGTTCCATTACATTTAAACCCATAGTCAACTTTAATTCAGGATTTAGTCGCTCTTTTGGTCCCTCTCTTGTAGCGTACTCTCGTGCAGGAACATCTGATTCCTGCTTAACATCATCTACAAGTCCATACTTTTCAAGTGGGTCCATAATAGTATTATAGTAGCCACGAGATTTAAGTGGCTGACTAAATGCCTTACCAAATGAACCAGAGAATGTCATATCGGGGTCTGTTGAGAAGTCTTTAATTTCTGTTTCTCGTATACCCATCGCACGTTCAGCATCAATAACCATGCTGTATGGCTGCAGAATACGTGCAGTAATATCACCAAGCAATCTACCAGCAGCTTTACCAAACTGTGCCTCTGTAGTAATCTTTGATTCGCTTTCTGCTAAGTCAGCAAGGTCATCTAACAAATTACCAAGCCCTTGATTGTCTCTGAAGTTTGTTCCAGTAAACAGTTTAACAAACTCTTTACCACCACCACTAGACCTGAACCAATCTGCTGCTGCTCCTTCGCCACCTTCCAGCCTCTTGTGGCCCCATTTAGCTATGTACATAAGTTGTGGCAGAGGATACTGTGCCGACACATCCACTACTTTATCACTTACTATGGTTCTAACTTTGTTATAATCTTCTGGAGAGTTAGGGTCACGAACAGCCATATACGCCATGCCAAGACCTGCTATACCAGCAATGTTTCGTGAGGCAATTTCAGCATCACGTGCGCGATTACCAACGCCAAACATTTTTCTAGTAACGGCAATAGGCATACCCATTGTTACTTCACCTACATATTCCATAGATTTAAACATAAAGCGTGGGAATGGAATAATTATAGTGCCGCCGGGAATCTTATTGAGAATACCAAGCGCGGCTTTAAATGGGCCAAAAGAAGGTGACGCTGCGTATGTCTTTTCAAGGGCTTTATCTGTAGCTTCTGCAAGTAGTTCATGGAAGTTACGAGCATCCTTTGGCTTGATACTAGGCGCATCGTTTACCATATTTCGCATTTGACCATTCATAATAGATTCTTCAAGACCAACGCCCCACTCACGTTTGAGTGCGTTATCTAAGTCAGTTAAGAAGTAGGCACGGCGAGTGACAAATTCTTGAAGTCTGTTTGGCCCGTTAAGAAACTGAACAAAGTCCTCTATAGGTTCAAATATAGCGTCTGACAGTCCACCTTCTCCACGCCCAGTATACTTCTGTACCTCGTTTACTTGGTCGTAGAACCTTGTCCATTGCTCTTTATACTCTGGCTGTCCTAATATGTAATCTACAAACTCTGCTTTCTCTGAAGTGAGTTCACGAGAAGCTATTGCGCCATCTGCGCCAGTACGCCGTATCTTTGCACTATCTCCAAACGTATGTGCATACATTTGAAATGCATCTTTGTATCCATTACCACGTATAAAAGGTGTTACATTACGAATACTTCCTTTTAAGTCTCCACGTGCGGCAAGGATAATGGATGTTTCCATTAAATTAGTAAGCCCTTCCATTGGATAACGTATTAAGGCAGATTCAAAGTTACGTGCAGCAGTTGCAAAGGCACTGACCATAGCACCACGTATCACGTTTTCGCCACGGCGTATGTTCTTTCTAGCTTTTCCCAACATATCTACTGCATCATTAAGTTCTTCATCATTTTTTTGTGCAGCAGATTTTTTGCTGGCTTTGCCGCCCATTGCATCGCGCATTTGTCTAAATTTCTGCAGACCCCTACCATACTTTGAGCCAGAACCTACGGTCATCATAATGTAGTCGTCCATTGACAAGCCATACTTTTCTAGTATCTGAAGCAAGTCATCAGACGCAATTAAATTACCCTTTACAGATTCATCAAATAAAGTTTCTATTACATTTTTACTACCTTTAAAGGCATCAGGATTCATCTCCTTAACTTTAGCAATGGTAGCAACTACACTATCTAATTTATCTGCATCAAGAACAATGTCAAGCAAACGGGCATCGTCAGGTCCACCCAGTTCATCAAACTGTGATTTACCTATTAGTGTTTCATCAATGATACGCTTACCTTCTGACCTAGCCTTTTCATAATCAATACGCAGCTTGCCATCTTTTCCTTTAGAAGATATTTCTACCTTGTTTATTTCCTCATAATTCTTAATTAAGTCTTCAAATATTTGCGTATTTTCTTTAGCTACTTGTCTTGCTTCTCTGCGCTTTGCTTCAGACACAGATTTTTCTGCAGCTTTAGCACCAGCTAGATTAAACTTACCATCTGGTAATTTACTATCAATTAGTTCTCTTCCTCTTATTTCTTTTCTAGCTTGCTCTGCCGCTTCTCGTAATGGTTTTTCTGCAGCCCGTCTTGCTGTACCCCCTGCTATTCCAGTAAGAGAACCAACTGCAGGTACGGCTTCAGCCATTTCAACCATCATACCAACATCACCAGCAAACTTACGTCCTGCTGTCTTTGGGTCAAAGGGCAACATTTCTTTACCTGTTACGCCTAACAGTTTATATACTGCACTATCTTCTGTAATACCTTCATGCACTGCGCGAGTAAGCACTTCACCAAAGTCTGCCGTAGCTTCACCTGCTGCAGTAACGCCTATCGCTAGAGGTTTAACAACATACTTATCTGTACCCTTGGCTACTACTCTTACTGAGTCTCGCATCCATTCAGGCACATATTCTACAAGAAGTTCTTCGTCAGCAAGAATATCTTTGTCTTTGTTATACAATAAGTCTTTAGCTGCTGCTGTTTGATTAAAGTCAAACACTTCTTCTGTTTGGTCATTTACTGTACGGGCTGGTGCGCCAATCTTACGCAGACGAAAAGAAGAATACTCTTCACCTGTAGGTGCTTGCGGCACTAACTCATAACCCTCTGGCACTTTATTGTTGGCAATAAAAAAGTCCTTCGCTTCCTGCTCGTTTTGAGGAGAAGGCGAGGACTGTGTTATACTATCTTCAGTTTGCTGCACACGATTAGCAGCAGCTTGTTTCTTTCTTAGGCTGCGAGTAAGCGGCACATCAGCAAGAGGTTCTGATGTAGTGTCTTCTTCGGGAGCAATGTCCCTTCCCAATACTTTAACCACATCAAATCCTTATTGCGTTTCTTCTTGCCCAATACCCCCAACAAATTCGCCAGCGGGTGTCATTACAAAATATGTTGTACGCCCATCAATAGTTGCAATAGCAACATCTCCGGGTTTAGCACCACCATCTTGACCAAAAGTTTGTTCCAATGACTCAAGGTCTGCTTCAGACTTCATGCCATGATTGGTAAATTCGCCGTCTACAAAACCTTCACTATTTGCAAAGGCGCGAAGTTGTTTGTCAAATGATGTAGCAAAAGCTGTATATGCCCTTCTGCCCCGTGCGCTGTCACCAAACCTACTAGCAAATTCATCAATAGAATTAGAAACAGCAGTAAAGTATTGAGGCATTTTACCTGTGCCAAGAGACAAGGCAATTTCTGCACCAAATGGACCCATCTCTCCACCAATGTCAAGAGCCTGTGCATTACGTTGAATCATACGATTAAAGATTTGGTCTTCGCTAGACTTGCTAAAGTAATTCGATGAATCAGTGGTATCTGACAAAGCTATTGCTGCGTCTGCTACACGTTTTTGTGAGTCTTTTAGCTGTTGTTCTAGGGCAGCTTTTTCTGTAGCTGGTGTTTCTGGATTATTTATTTTTGCAATCAAGTCATCCTGTTTACGCAACTGCATTACTTGATAACCTTCAAGGTCAGAAGCATTGCCCTTTTCATATATTTGCGCTTCAAGCAAATCAAGAGCAGCCTGTCGTTCTTGTTCGCCATACTTGTCTAATAGAGACAGTTCTTTCTCTAACTTGTCAGCAGAAAGCCCTTCTGTATCTGTACGTGCTTCTGTTAAACCTATATTCGCAGTAATTTGTCGGACTTCTTCACGAAGTTTATCCGCATCCAAGTCTAGCCGTTCCTCTAAGTTTTTGTTTGTGATGTTTGCTGTCTCTATCTTAGCCCTAGTAAGGTCTGTTTCTGCAAATACGTTTTTAGCTTGCGCACTGCGTAACTTTGCAGTTTCTGTTTCTGTACCAACTTGTGCAGTAGTCAAGTCTGCTTTAGCTTGCGCCTGTTCAAGAGCAATAAGGTCGGCAGGAGACATACCACCTAATCCTTTTACTGTCATACCTGTAGTCCCAAGTTCTGCACCTGTAAACTCTTGTGGCAACTCTCCGCCCAAGGCACGTGTTTGCGCAGCAAGAGATGATGATACAAAGTCATCTCCACCTCTAGCACCCATAGCACGTAGCTGTCCCATAATAGAAGAAGTAGAAGCCGTTTGGTCAATTGCTATAGGACCACCAGACAGTGCTGCAAATGCTTCTGCTTGCTGCCCTATGCCACGTCCTTCCATTTGTTGTGTTGTTGTAAACAAACTCTGTGCGTATTGATTTGCGTCAAATGGTTTTGTTTTATCTGCGGCATATGCTCTAGCCTCACCCGCTTTAATAGCACTTGTAAATGCAGCAGCATTTTCTAATCCACCAGCTAACACAGTTTCAACTTGTCCATCAGATAAGTTATACATTGATTTTAGTTCTCTAGCTTTTTTACTGTAATCAAGTTTATCTTTAATGCGTTGCTTGCGCTTTTCTGCAATTTCATTAGCGATACGCCCAGCCTCTGTTGTTATCAGGGTTTTGGCATCGTCCTCTAATGTTTTAAGTCTTTCTGAACCGCGCTTTGCTGCACCAGCTAGGTATGATTTTAAGCCCATCTTATATACCTCTACGTGACATTAGACCGCCAGATGGTTTTTCTTCTGGCTCTTCTTCTTCTTCGTCATCAATATCTTCTATATCTGTTTTCTGCAAAGATTGCATAGCTTCCCGAAGAACAAAACCATCAGGTTCTTTTTCATCGTCATCTGTGTCGCCCAATTTATAGTCAATTTCAGCTTGTTTAGCCATACCTTCCATAAACTCTACTAGGATTGGGTTTAACAAAATTGCTACATCAATAGTATGCAAACCCTGCATCACCCCACCTAGAGTCATTGTTTCTGCCAGAGAAGTAATCGGAACACCACGCTCAATAATGTCCAGCATACGCTGTGCAAACTTGTTGTCTGCTAAACGAGGAATATAAAACTCTATTGCCTCTTCTATTGTGTTGTATTGAGATGGTTGTTGCCAAGGTCTATCGCCCAGACCATGTGTCATAGCCATGCCGGGAATAGGCGCATCAAAATCCTGTACTTTTCTAAATGCCATTTTGTTATACCGTTGTCATACTCTTTCTAATAGCTTCCATGTAATTTAACACACGCTGTGTTTCTGTCACATTTTCATCTTGCTTTTCAAGCGTAGGTTTTTGTGGCGTAAGAAGACCCTTTGTCGGTTTTTGTTTAGCAGCTTCAGATGTTTTCATCATAACATCAAGTTGCTTTCTAAGATTTATAGTAGCAAGTCTACCGGGCTGTCTTTCAAAACTCATAACATTACCTCATTAAAACAGGCTAAAGCCGCCAGTAAATGGACTCATAAACATATCCATAATAAATCCACCAATTGCACCGCTTTCTTCTGCATCAATTTGCATCTTGCCTAAATCCTTACGTGCTTTTGCATCCAGTTCTGCAATAGCCATTTGAACCAAGCGTTCTGCATTGTTTTCTGCAGATGTCCATGCCCACTCCATAGTGTCAGCATAATACCCCCACAGATTATCGTAGGCTTGTTTACTAATACCTAATACTGCTGAAGCATTTAGTTCATTAGCACGATTGATAGCTGCTGTATCTGCCGTAGCAATCTGCCTACGCCACTGAGCATTTGCTTGTGCAATTACAAGTTGGTTCTGTGCGTTGAACTGGTCACGCTGATTGTTTAGTTCTGCATTAAAACGTGCAATTGTATTTGCTTGACCTGCATTAAATTGCGCCTGTGCATTTTGCTGTGTAGCATTAAACTGTCCAACTTGGCTAGACAAGTTAGCAAAGAACTGGTCAACTTGATTTTGACTAGACGCATTAAATTGACGTGCCGCATTTTCTGCAGCTTGGTCTGTAAACAATGCTTGTACACGCTGCTGTGCTTTAAACAAATCTGTTTGCTGCCGATTAGACAGGTTAGCCATATCAACTTGCAAGAAGTTCTGCGCATTCTGTACAGCGGCTTGTTGACGATTATTTAAGTTAGCTGTATCAAGTTGTGCCAGTGCAGCAGCTTCAGCCATTACAAGAGCCTGTCTATTAGACAAGTTTTGCAGGTTCATCGTGTTAACAGCACGTGAATTTTCTAGCTGTACTTGCTGCTCTGCTGTAAAGTTCTGATTGGCAATGTCGCTAATCTTACTAGCGTTCATTACCTTTGCTTGGAATGTCTGGTCAAACTCTTGACCCATAAACTTAGCACGTTGCTCTGCAGCCAGCATTGACGCTTGTTGTCTATTAGATAAATTTTGTGCTTCAAAACTAGCAATAGTCTGGGCATCTGCCTGTGCAATAGGCAGTGCAGACTCCATAGCAGCTTGTACAATGGCCTGACCAGCAAGAGATGATGCACCTAACCCACGAGCAGCCATAGCTGCTGTAGCTGCCCTCATAGCCCCTGCAGCCCATGCTGGTGGATTAGCACCTTGAAACTGCTGCATCAAACCATCAAGCTGGTTAGCCACCATAGTCTGTGCAGATGGATTAGCTGTGGCTGCAGCAGCTTGCGTTTGTGCAGTAAGTGCAGCAGCTTTAGCAGCATCAACACCTGTGCCGCTAATTAGTTCACCATTTTGTAATTGTCTTTGTACGGGATTGTTTATTAGAAAGGCGTTGCCCTGTGCTGCCTGTAGATTGCCTACAGAAGATTGTGTCTGCTGCGCTGCAGTTATTTGCGCACGTGGGTCTTGTGGATTAGCTTGTGCCGCACTTGTAGCATTTATAGCAGCATCGACATCTGCAGATACAGTGTCAGCTTGCATTAGGTTAGCACCCGTAGGCGTAGGCATACCTGCTTGAGCAGTGCCTGTTATAGCTGTAGGTGTAGCTACCGTTCCATATACAGTTCCTGTACCTGCTTGTACGTCTTGTGATGTATCATACTGAACACCCGAAGCGATAGTTTCACCACCAAGCGGCACACCGGGGCTATACATTTGCTGTACACTAAAGTCTGTTACACCGGGACCTTTATCAGTTCCTTCTGGTACTGTGGCAATAGGTGTACCGCCTGCACCTGTAACACCTGTAGTGGCTACGTTATCTGGTAAATCATTTTTTGCGGATGCGGAACCGCCTGTTTGAAACTTCTTAACTACACCACCTTTAGCCATCTGCATAGCTTTGCTAGTGTACATATCCATCTGCTGTTGTCTAGCAGGGTTAGTAGCCAGAAAGTTTTGGAACCCTTGCATATTACCCTGATAGCCCATAGAACGTGCTATCTTTTCCATGCCACTAGGCTTAAATGCTTTGAACATTGCCATGAATTAGTCCCTTTGTAAAACTCTGTCTAGTTTATCTTCGACACGGTGCAATGCTTCCATTACTTGGCGTACGTCACTGCGTACGTCTTCACGGGTAGCATACTCTTCACGTGTTTTGTTTAACAATATCTCTAATCTTTTTTGCTCACGGCTGGTGCTGTTAGCCCACCATGCACCACCTGCAGCAAGCAAGCCAAGCAGTATATCTACAAGGCTGGTCATTTCCATTAGTCAGCATCCGCTATGGTAAAGGCATCGTCAGGGTCATTGTGTCTGGCAAGAAGATGGTCATATTCTTCATTTCCTACTTTAGCAGGAATTAGTGCCTGTGCGCCATCTGCATGTACAGCTTTCACTACATTATTTATTAATGGATTACCGTCTATATCTGTGCCGCTGATATATTGTGCTGATGCAAAATTAAACTTATTAGCAAACATTTCTATATCTCCGCACTGACTGAAGCAACTGCATCTCCGTCACTACCGCCTACTTTTTTAAACATCATTTGAGAAGTATGGTACAATGTTGCGCCATTGGTGCTTAAACCTAACCCTGTGGTGGTTGGCACAGTATACCCATTAAAAGCAACTATAGATGTAGGGGCGGCTCGTTTTTCTACCATAAACGGTATGTCTGTCCATTGATTACCTGTTGCCGCATTAAAAGGTAAAGACATTAGGGAAAATGAGTCTGTAGTGCCACGCATAGCATGACCTAACAGTTCAAAGTATCTTTGACATTTTCTAAGTGTAGTGCCGTAGTCTTCATGTTCAAACGGCGTGGCTGTCGAGCCAACTTCTATTTGCATCCCTGTCACATCAAAAGTTGCGTTAGATGTTCCGGCCCAATCTGCTAAGTCATCAGGCAAATATGCTGTCGTGTCTTGTGCAACCCAACTATCTAAAGTTGCACCACTGTCTGTATAATCCGTTCCAAACCACGGAACAGGTTGAAAGCCCACACCAGCACCAGTATCATTGTTAAACACTAAATTAGAATTGCCGGGAATTGTTTTAGTTATTTTTGTCCAAGTATTAGCCACTAATGTTTCTGTGAAAGCAAATTGATAACTTGGTGAATCAAATGTAAGCAAATAAAAACCACACTTACCAGCAACACTTGAACGAACCCAGCAACTAACTGTTATATAACTGCTTGTACTTGTGTAATTCCAGCCAGATTTAGCAATGTTTTGCGATTCAATTTTGTGAATTAGTTGCCGATAATCAGCGGCACCAGATGTGGTAGCTGTATTTGTTTGTCTAAAGTAATTTCTAAAACCCAACGCATAAGGCGCATCACTTGATGTTAAACTTTCCTGTGAACCTGTTACAGTGCCACCACTATAACTATTTTCAAATCTATCAACGCTTCCATAACCATTGGTTGTGCTACTGGTGCCACGCTGTGCCACAGTCATCGCACCATTAATAATGAGGTTGCGACCTGTCAGGCCACCCGCATCTGCGCTACCACCTAAATCTGCTAAGTCTCTGGCTCTGCTCATATCTTTATCCTTAAGTTGCGTGTACTAAGAAGCCGCTAAAAAATGATTTAACGTTAACTTGGTCACTTGCAGTCGATGCTTCTTCTGTATTGATAAATACATCAACGTAATCAGTTGAACCATTTAAATGTAGCATCCCACTAGGCAACGGATAATTACCATTATACAATCTGTCACCATCATACTGTAGCTGTATTCTTAAAAGATTATCCGCAGTAGTTAAACCGTTTTTAGAAACATTCAAACTAAGAACACCATTGATGGTACTCATTACCAATCTAATTGCACCGCTAAAAAAGTACCAACCAGCAACTTGTGGTGTATATCTATGATTTGTAGCGTCCCAATACCCACCAGTATCAAACTCAGGCGTAGAATTAAATTGTATTATTGTATTCGTTGAAGCGGATATCGATTGGTCAATATCAGTCGCTGCTACTTGAAACGCTATTTGCTTTGGCTGGATTAGACCGTTGCTATCAATAGTCATAGCTGTAGTTGTGCCAGTAGCATCTTTGATTGTGCCTACGTTTAGGCCGCCAGTAGCTGTAGCTGCACTGGTAAATGTAACACCGCCATTAAACGTACCACCACTTGCCTTACTTACTGTGTCAGCAAGCTGGAACTTCTCATATATAACAATCTCAACTACCTGCCCAGCAGTCAGCGCAGACAGACCACCTACAGTGTTTGCCGTTGTGGTGTTGTAGTCTGTACCAGCTACAAGTGAAATACCGTTTAGACTTACGTCAATCTCAGCGTTGGCAGCAAAGGACAGGCCAGCTATCTGTGCAGTACCAATAGATGTCTCACCACCTGTAGCTGTGTAATAGTGTCTTGCACGAACAGCCTCGCTGTTAATCTTAGCTACATTGTAAATGTCATACACTACAACTTCTACAATGTCACCGCTAGACAGGGCGGCTAGGCTGCTGATTGTGTTGGCTGTACCTACGCCATAGTCAGTGCCTTGCACAAGCAGGATACCGTTGAGGTATACATCAACATATTCACCGTCAGTGAACTTCAGTGTTTTGCTATTGTCATCTGCGCCAGACAGTGATGTTTCACCGCCAGTAGCAGTGAAGTGATAGCGTTGTCTAACGCCTGAACCTGTTGGTGATTTACCTATGTATGGCATAGCTTTTCCTTATGGTTTAGTAGGCCAATCACTAGCCGCTAGGTCAGGCCAGTTAGCGTGGTCTGGTAAGTCACGCAACGCTTGGCGGTATGCAGTCTGTGCCGCAGTCATTGTATTATCTGATGCACCCCACCAATCTGTTTCATGAAGTAAACGATTGCGTTCACCTCTGTTTTGTTTTTCTGTTGTTAGGTCAGTCATCTACGCATCCTCTGTTCTATATGTTCCAGTGACAAAAACTTCAGAATCGGCTTCGTCTATTGATGTGGTTAGAAACCTACTAGAAGTGTTTCCAGAATTGTAATAAAACCTTATGTAATCGGTATTATTTCTCACTAAGGGTTTTAAGGAATAGGATGCTGTAAAACTTATATTATCAAAAAAACTTACACTGCCAGACCACTGTTCAGAAGCACCGTTAGAACTTGCTGAAGTGAAGGGTAAACCGACTAGACGAACGCTCTGTCCAGTAGCACCACCGTTTGTATATGTCCAAGTAGTAGGCGATTTAATATGAATTTGATAAAACACTAAATCACCAATTCTTATATAAACCCCATGTTGTACTTGGTATGTGCCTGTGGTTATTGATGCTGTTACATCTGTTGCATCATCAGATGACCAAACAGGAACAAAAGTGCCAGTGCGGTAAAAATTGCCTGTGCCACTACCTACGCCCTCAACAATGCTAGGATATAAATCTGCGGTTTCTCTTGCTTCACTCATCTATCTACCCTCACGGCTGTTGGGGATTTACCTATGTATGCCATTATGGTTTCTCCGGCCAGACTACATCATCTAGGCTACTATATGTGTTCGTGATATCACGAAGGGCTTGGCGGTAGGTAATCTGAGCCGAAGTCATTGTCGGCGTATCAGACATATCCCACCAGTCAGTCTCTGCAATTAAACGGTTACGCTCTGTGCGTAATTCGTCCAGCTTATAAGCCGCCAGCAACTCAGCTTCTTTGGTTGTTACCGCAGAGGCATCCAAAGATACAATGTTGCCATCGGCATCCCTAGCAACAGCGTCAGGCCCATCGCCAATGATTGAAGATACATTGCTGTAGAGTGCGTAAATTGCTTCGTGTTGCATTGGTTATGCCTCTATTTCTGTAAGAATTATCGTACTAGACCCACGGTAATAACCTGAAATATTGTCATCTGTAGACGACGAATTGATAAAGGTCGTTCCTGACTCATGCCGTGCTTGGATGCCGTAGGTTACAGTTGTGTCTGTCCCAGTTTTGTCTAAGTAACTAAATGCTACAGGTTTTGGGCGATTGTACTGATGGTCGATAATTAGCATGATACCACTTTGCCTATTGCCAACATTAGTAGCATCTGCCAAAGCAGAACTATTACGTCTTAATCGGATGCCACGCCTAGTATTAGTTGTATTAGCGTCCCACGCACCTATAGAAATCTGGATAAGGACATAATTTGCCGCATCAGACTTGGTAATAGAACAGTTATCTAAACCAGTAATATCCGTCCAAGTTGCATTAGTACTAAAACTGAATTGGTCGGTTAATTCAAAAGACTTTACCTGCAACACCTTACCGCCACCAGCCCCTGTTACAGTGCCAGTAAACGTATAGTCATCTGTTAAATCAATGCTGTCTGCATCTAATTTTGAAAGTGCCATTAAGCTATCCTCACGATAGATAGAAAAGTCGGTCTGGCAGTTGCACCAAAAGTAATCGTACTATTTATTAGGTTTTCAACCTCATGGTTCATGTTATAATTTGCTCCTGCCATATTTGCGTAACCATAAAGATGCACTTTGGTTGTTGCGGTGGTAGACTTATAAATAAAAGTTCCGCTAAGTGTTATTGAACCAACTTCATTGTTTGAGTCAGTCATTAAATGTGCGCCGCTACCGTTTACATCAGCAAATGTTGTGCCGTCCGTTGCAATGCGTACCACTGCACCAGCGTCTTGCATTGTTTCTGTAGTTACAGCCGTTGATTTAAAACCTATTGAATAAGAAATTAAATAAACACCATCACTGCTATCAAGAAGATAAGCATCATTTGCACTGTCGAAATTGGATTTGGTGTCGTACTTTACAGTACCGCTACCACCAAAATCGACAATATGTGCAGTATCATCACCAAGTCCACTTTGGTTAGTTGTTAAATCAACGTGGAAGTATTCTTTGCCAGTAGGTTTAAAATCACCTGTAGTTGAAACATCGCCAGTAAACGTACCTGTTGTAGCAGATAAAGCACTGCTAAACGTACCTGTTGTGGCTGTAACTCCACTGCTAAACGTACCAGTACTTGCTTCAAGCGCACTACCAGAGGGATGACTTACTGTACCTATAGACTTACCTTGAAACACAACGTAGAAATCATCAGTAGATGCAATGCTTCCTGTCATAGTTAGACCAGTAGAGCCAGTGATGTTATATGCTACACCCGGTTCTTGACGAACATTATTTACAAATACTTCGATATCCTGTGCGCTACCTACTGGACTATCAAGAGTAAAAGTTGTACCACTTTCACCTGTTAAATCTTGATATGTAAGAGAAGCAAACTGTGTAGCAGGTGTGTTACCAATATATGGCATTAAGTTATCTCCATAATGCTCAAAGTTGTATCAGCACTATTGGCTGTATCTGAGATGACACTAATAGTGTGCGTAGCTTCCATGATAATCTTATTACCTGCCATGTATTCAAATGATGATGAAGCAGGAATAGGAATATCTTTTGCTAAGAACACAGTAGCACCAGCAGCCAGTTTAATATCTACAAGTATCTGACTGCTGGATGTATTAGCGATTGTTAGGCCAATAACAACAGTAGTAGTAGACGCTGGCGCAGTATACACGTTCATAGCTGCGTTAGCACCAGTGCTAGAGCCATCAAACGTCTTTACTTTAAAAGTATTAGCCATTGTTTACTCCTTACGCTGTGTCGTCAATTAAAGCAGCGACAATGCAAGTAACTTCCGCTGTGTCTGAAATAGCTTCAACATTTTGTACAAGCGTCAAGTTAGGGCTAATCGCAATAGAATGACCAGCAGCTAGTTTAATTTCTGTTGCTGCTTTTGTTGCTGCACCATTCAAAGAAAGATAAATAGCATTGTTTGCATCTGTATTTTTAACAAACAAAAATTTAACTGTGTCTGCTGCAGCATCAATAGCAGTCATACCAGTACCAGTATTTACACCATCATAATCAATGTAATTACCTGCAATTAAGTCTGCAGTCGTTGTTTGTACGTCAGTCTTTTTGTAATACCATTTATCGTTAGCGTCTGCTGGTGTAACAGTCATGCTACCAGAAATTACGCTTGCAATTTCATCAGGCAATACCGTTGCCTGTACGGTTACTGAGGCATCGTTTGCCATTTGTTAGTCTCCTTCAATTGAGGCTTATAACACTATAATTATACCACAATTATAATGTTTTGTCAAGCACTTTTTTATCCAAGTGCTATTGCTAATGCGGTGGGGTCGTCTGTGGAAAACCCTGCGCTTGTTAAGTATGTTTTAATTTGAGAAAATGTTGCTTTTACATTTACTGCACCAGAAGCATCATATACAATCATTTCATCTGCATCTGCAATCGGGTCAGCTAAAGCAGTTAAACCATTTATGGCTAGTTCTTCTGTGTTACCTGTTGTGATAACTTTACCAGTTACATTTGGCAGTGTAATATCATGGTCTGCTGTTGGGTCTGCACTTTTCTTTAACGCAACTCTAAATGTGTCTGTAGAATCTTTAAAGTCAACAGCATTATCATGGGCAAGCTGTATATCACCACCGCTTACTGTAATACCGCCTGTAAATGACCCGCCAGCAATTTGACCATCTACATACGCTTTAACAGATTGTTGTGTAGCAAGAGCAGTATCACTATCTGATGTTAAGTCATCTTCATCAAGAATAGATGTAATGGCTGTCGCGCCAGAAGCAATCTTTAACTTGCTAATGTCTACAGAACCTGTACCATTTGGTGTAAGTGTAATGTCTTGATTCGTTGTGGTGCTGATAATATCGTCATTAACTACAATGTCACCAGTACCATTGGTAGCAAGAATGATATTACCGTTGGTGTCTGTACTACTAATTGTGTTGCCATCAATAGTAATATTATCAATGTCAACTTGCGTGTCCATGACGATTGTACCATCGCCTTTAATACGCATACGTTCTGTTGCTGCACCTGATGTGTTTGTTTTAAATACAAGTGCTGTTGTATTTACGGCAGTAGCAAAAGTATCTTCTGCTACAGCTTCAATAGCTGCACCATCAAGAATAGCATCTCCACCACTAGCTTCATCTGGTGCATTAAATGTAATCTTACCAAGTATTTCACCTGACTCAACTGCCGTATCACCTGTTTGCAGGTTAAGTTCAAAACCGGATGCTGCTTTAGCTTGAATACCTGTATCTGCTTCATGTGTTAAAGTTACATCACCGTCAGCACCAATGTTAATAACAGCAGCATCTGATGACAGGGAAAGGTCATCACCAATATCAGCATCGCCTGTAACATTTAAGTCTGTGCTAATATCAATTTGACCAGTTACGTTTACGCCATCAGCATCTGTAGCAAGTTTTAGTGCATTAGCATGATAAAATTCAGAACCAGCACCTTCTGTAAATGTAGCTAGTGCTTCTGTATTAGCAGCATTTTGAAATTGTAACAGATTACTAGAAATATAAAGATTTCCTGTGCCTGTATCTTGTATCCAACTATGAAGACCATTATGATATATTTCTAAGTCAGGTGTAACACTATCACCAAACGTAATTTTTTCGTTGTCATCAAGGTGTATACCGTCTAGTGCAAGACTGCCTGTAATAGCAACACCTGTTGCTGTTGTCTCAAACTTTTTACTGTTGTCGTAGTACAGTTCTACTGCACCATCTTTATCCATTGTAATATAAGTTTCGGTGTCGGTGTCACTACGAAGTGTAATGCCATCACCCTGTATATATAGTTCACCTGCATTAGATTCAATATAGTTATCTGTGCCATCGTGATAGATTTGTAAATCTGGAGTAGTAGCGTCACCAAAAGCAGCTTTAGCGTTGTCAGCAAACTCTAGTGCGTTGTCACTGGCATCAAACACAATATTGTAGGCTGCACCTGTGAGCGTAACATCGCCAGTGGTAGTTACATCTGCAAGATTAGCTGTACCAGCTAGGTACATATCTTTAAACTTGAGGCCAGTAGTTCCTATATCAAGTGTATTGTTTGTTTTAGGTTTAATATCTGTAGTGCTTGCTACAAAGTCTTGGGCAGGTCCAAGCACAGTAACTGGACCACCCTCGCCTGACGTACCATCGTGCGAGTGTCCTGTGCTACTGTTAAACGCAGCTTCAATGGCATCATATTCACCATCAAAGTCAGCAGCGTTAATAATGTTACCATCAGCAATGTTGTTAATGGTATCGTTTCTAGTGTAGCCTGTTCCCATAGTTTTTACCTTCTATCGTTTAATCCATATTCAACTGTCAGTGCATCAATTGAATATGGTGGGTTTTGGTCATTTGATTCAAACTGAAATGACACTGTAAATCCTGAACCAACAACTTGCGTCTGAAATAGTTTAAGCAGCTTTGTACCAAACCGTGTAATACCAAATGTACCACTACCAAAGAAACCAACAGTACCCTGCGTATTCAATATGCTAATTGGTGCGGGTTGAATTGTACCCTGACTATCAAAGTCTAACTTCAAACTTACATTAAATGCGACACTACCTTGCGGGTCAGTATACAAAAACAATTTATAAAATGTTTTACGTTTACGTGGGTCACTAATTGGCAAATGCGGTGTAGCAAATGTTGTTTGAATATTGGTGCCATCAAACGAGTTGCCACTTTCCATTTGGTATAAGTAGCCATCATTATTTGCGAACAGTACCACTTCTACATTTTGGTTGTAGTCACTATCCGCTACGTAAGCCCGTATACCCCGTGTCTCTGCCCAAGCCATGCCCTCACCACCTTGAGGCGCAAACTGGGTTGCCAATATACCTTGAGCATTTTCTTGCGTAATATTATTGTTATAACCAAGTATTCTGTACTGTGACTTCTCACGAATTACGCAACTTGTAAATGACGTGTTAGAAGAAATAAAACCTGTCATTGTACTTTGAATTGTTTTAGATACGGAAGCTAATCCAAAGTCGCCTATTCTATCTGTTCCGCTAAGTAGTCTCAACCCGTCTGGGCCAAGAAACATTACGTCACCACCTATTTCTTGTACAGTATCTGAATCAATACACCCAATGTCTACTGTAATCGGCTGCAGTGAAAAGTCTGCAATAGTAGTGCCTGTTAGCTGATGGATACTGTTTTCGGTAAAGATAATAAGTTGTTGTCTAAATACCGTCAGTGCAGTAATCGTGCCACCAACATTTATACTGCCTGAACCATTCGCTACTGAAAAATCTGTGTCTGTATATGGCGCAGTAAATGTTACTGTTGTACCTTTAGCAAAAAATAAATGGTTCTTAACTTCCGCTACAAATGTAGCACCTATAACATCTGCAGGTGCATCTAGTAATACTTGAAACGTGGCATTGTCATATAATGCTGGCTCGTTTAGCCCATCAACAATTGCAATCTTTTCTGTGCCGTTAAAGTTATATTTAGCAAATCTAGTTTTGTTGGCACTTTCTCTGCTTGTTGATAAAAAAGTAATTACTGCATTGTCTGCTGGACTACTTGCAAGTGCTGGGTTTATTGCTAGTGTAGCACCGCCTGATGTTACTGTTGCGTTTGCTGTGACTGTGTATATTAAATCTACGCCAGCAATTTTAAATGCGTCACCTGCCTGTGGAGCAGAATCCAAACCGTCAATTGCTAGACTTGTACCAGTTTGACTGCCGCCGTTTACAAGTGGTGTGCCATAATCAGGCACGTTAATTTTTGTAAAGCCACTGCCGCCAGTTTTAAATATGTCAGCGTTCTTACAAACAATTGCACTGTCTTCCCATGCCGCTAGACCAAGTGCAAGATAATTAGATGTAGTGCTTATGAATGTAGCTGTATCTCCATTAGATGGATTAACAACCATTGTTTCATCTAGTGTAAGCGTTGCCCTATTATTTGTAGCATCAAATGTTACACCGCCAGATGCAATAGTATATCTAAATGTAAGCACTGCATTGTCAGCAGGTGATACCGTTAGTTCTGGACTAATAGTCAGCGTTGATGCTGTTCCTACTAAAGCAGTAGCGGCACTGACAGTATATACAGTTGTATCACCGTCAATAGTAAAAGTATCATTAGCAGAGGGTGCAACATCCAATCCATCTACGTCTAGTGATGTACCTGTCTGCGTAGCACCTGCTACTAAACCACCATCTAACGAGAATACATCTCCAGCTTGTGGTGTAGTGTGTATGGCAGCTAGTATAAGCCCTGTGCCACTCTGTCCATCACCGTGTACTACAGGTGCGCCATAGGGTGGAATAATAGCACTGTCGTACTTATCATACCCTTCGATACGTCTGTAACCACCCTCAACAGAAGGTTCAAAGTTACGTAGTATCCTTGCGCTTCCCGGTGCGTTTGTACCTTGCTGCAGAGGAGAAAGGTTTGTTATAAGACCACCACGAAACTCAACTGGATAGGTTTGCCATGCATCCATTGTGATAGCCTCTTAAATACCGAAGCCTGTACTTGCTCCACCTGTAGCACCAGTAAGCATATACGACCTTACGTATGGTGTTCTATTGATAAGTTGTGAACGCATATGCTTAATACCTTCGTCAAATTTTTCTTTCATTACCAACGCATCTTGTGTGTTACCTCTAAACAGATAACCGTAGTGCATTGCACCATCTACAATAATGTGTTGAAATCTTTCTGGAATTGTTGGAACGTCTGTTGCTGCAGACAAATCGGTTGGAAAGTTATAATACTCATATACCAGTTCATACGCTTTGTCTGGCTCTGGTGTCATAATAAACTCTAAGTTAGGTGCTTGTGCTACCTGTGTAGGTACACCCTGACCAGTAGATGTGCTATACTCTTGTTCTACATATCTATCTAAGTAATCTTCGTAAGCAATTTCTGTAATGCGTGTTGTAGCATTACCAAGAGAACTATTTTCTTTAATACGAAAAGAGTTAAAATTAATTACTTTAGCATCTGCAGGAAAAGCATAGCGGCTTGTATTAGCAACTAATGTTGTTTCTTGCGTGTTATGATTAAAGGGCCAAAAGTATTCTGATTGATTTAAATATCTAATAGAGGCATTGACTGCATCTTTAGCCTGTGAGTAAAAGCCTGTAGCTGAAGCAAAATTAGCTGAACTGAGTTCTACCTCATTCAGCCTTCTGTTCACTGCATTTACTAAGCCAAGAAAATCATATGCCATGTTATATCCTTAATGAAAGTGAAGGGGCAAGTTGCCCTGCCCCATCACGTTATGTTAGGCGAGTGTGTCACGGTCTACTTCGTTAGCAGAAGTATCACCCTGTGAACTTACATCCATCATGATGGCATAAACACGAAGTTTACCAGCAGTGAATGATGCACCTGTACCTGCGAAGGTAAGGTCAAGAGTGTCTGCAGAAGCAAGAACAACATCAGCAGAGACAGTCACGCTAGGGGCGTAATCCCCATCAGACGCACCGTCAATGTCAAATGCAGTTACATACTCATCAGCATCAGCAGCACCAAGTGTTACTGTTGCGTCTGTGCCTGTATTCATGGTTGCGCTTTCAACAACTTCTACACCAGCAGCCAAAATTTTGGTTCCTGCAGGAATAGTAATTGCTTGAACAACATCACCTGACGATGGGTCTACAGTAGTAGCCACGATGTCAATTGTGTTTTCAACCATGTATGGGTTGCGACCACGCTGGGAGTTACCAGTAGCGGCTTTAAGCAATGAAGTAATTGTAGCCATTGTTTAAGTCTCCCTTACGCCAAGTGGTAGATGGCATTAACAAGAGCCTCTGGACGGAGAATCTTGCGACCATACAGATGCATACCACGGACAATATCAGCGAAGCTGTCCGGGTCGCGGTAAGTTTCAGTCTTATTAATCTGCTCTGCAGTTGCAACAGCAGAAGAATGTCCTGCAACAATCACACCGTAGTTGGTGTTGCTGTTCGCGCCAGCGAATGACGGACCAGTACCAACTGAAGGCAAGTTGTTAGACTGATACACTTGGAAGCCGTGGATTTGAGTAGAAATCTGACCATTTTGCAGACCAGAACCACCAAAATCAGCGTTGAACAGACGAGAATCTTCGTCCTTCAATACTTCCATGAACACTGGGTCAAGAACAATCCAGCGACCTTGTGAGTCCACGTTTTGCTGGTCAAGAAGACGAGCCATACGTGCAATCAAAGTCAATGGGTGTGTATCACCAGCAGCAGGGGTTGCGTCAGTTGCACCACCAGTACGAGGCTGGATAGCAATTGCGTAACCTGCTGAACCTACTGAACCTGCACCGTCAGAGAAGTCAGATGCGTCCAACTTCATTGATGCAAGCAGTTCGTCAGTTGCAGAACCAACAGCGTTAGTACCGTTTACAACATCGTTAACGGTATCCGCATTAGAATGCAAAGCAGACTGTTTGTAGCCTGACATATAACCAAGAACGTCTTGGTCAAATTGGTCAGCCAAACGGTACGCAGCACGGTCACTTGCCAGAGACTGGAAGTTTACGTGGCTGTGTGCCTCTTCAATGTCATCAACCTTAAATGCAAAGTAGTTAGCTTTGTCAATTGTCAGGCTGAAATCTTCATCGTCAAGGTCTTGCGGCGTGATGGTTGTACCACGGGCGTAAGCCTTAACGGTGATTTCGGGTTCCTTGATAATCTTAACGGAATCACCCATAGCAGCAATTTCACCAAAGTAGTCAGAGTTGGTGATTGCTTCAGCAACAGCAGACTTGCGGAAAGCAAGTTGCACCTGTTTGCTGTAAATTACGGGAGAAAAATTACCGTTAGGAAGATTACCATAACCACTAGCAGTAGTAAATGCCATTATGTTATCTCCTATTTAGCATTTTACAGATACAAACTCGCAAGACTAATCAGGAGGCTGATTCACATTGGGTGCGTATTCTGGAGGGTGGCCGCCCTGCCATTCAACGGGCCATGTTCGTCAGGTAATCCGTAAGACTTGGCTGTTTGCGAATGGTAGTGTAACCATATTGCGCTATACAGTTACACTAATCTGACTATAGTTATACTTATAAATAACTACTTGTCAACACTTTTTTACATTTTTATCTAGCAGAGCCAGATACATCATAGATAAACTTACCAGAACGGATAGCTTCCATGATTTCGTCAGACCGCTTTTCATATTCTTGCGGTGACATTTTTTGTACAGCAGACTCTTTGAGATACGAGGTTGCCTCATTTTCCTGTGGCTTACTACGTGAGTCTTTTGTAGATACAGACTTGGCTGCAGCTTTATCTGACTTAGGTTTTGTTTTAGCAATGCCCATGTCAGCTTTGTACAAGTCAATGGCTCTAGCAGCAGAACGTGCGTCATTGTCATTGTCATACAGTGCATCTTGTACCCACTTAGGCTGCTCTTCTGCCCACTCGTGAAACTCATCACTGTCACGGATGTCACCAAAGTCAGGGTGTAACCGCATTAGTTCTGCTTCAGCTTTTTCTTTAGTAGCACTAGACTGCAACTCATCAATTGCTTTCATACGTTCTTCAAGAGCAGATGATTGCTCACGTGCTTTTTTCATAGCAATTGTTTCAACGATAGCTGCTACATCTGGATAATCTTTTGCCCATTGTTCAATGTCTTCGTCAGACTTAGGCAGTTTCATTTTTTTCTGTGCAGCTTGGCTGAGTTGAGATTTAAGTGTTTCTATTTCTTTCTTAAACTCTTCAGCCTGTTGTTGCTGGTGCCTACGCAAATCAGAATAACGCTTCTTAAATGTTTTCTCTTCTGCGTTTGTAGGTTCCGCTTCTTGTTCTTCGGGTTGTTCTTCTACTTCACCCTTTTGTTCTTTTAGAAGCTGCTCTAGTTCTTCTTCTTCCATCTTGCGTTTTTCTTCGTTAGTGTATTTACGATTTGCAAACGCAACTTTTTTTGGTGACTGCATTTCTTCAGCCATAATAGCTTGTTCCGCCATTGTACTTCCTTTCGTTGGGGCCAACCGTAGCCACGCCGGGGTGGGGGATTAGGTAGCCAACATACTAGGTGTTTATCGTGTACCTAAACCACGTCTTGGTGTTGGAATATTGCGAGGGTCTGCTACTTGCAAACCAGCCAATAATTCAGCACCAAATACTTTTCTTAGCACAGCCGCGAAAGCTGTACCTTTAATCTGTCGTAAAGTATCTTGTTCTTCTTCCGACAATTCTTGAAACCTAGCACGTATCTCACTTTGAAGTTGTGCTATAAATTCTTCTCTATCCATAATAAGCTGAACCTTTCTTAGACATAATGTGTTTTATAAGCCATCCTGTCGGGTCTATCTGATACCATTTGTTTGATGTAGTGTAGTTTCTAGGACTATCGTGATGATTTTTATGCCAGCCATCTCCCCAACTGATTATGTTTATCCACCATACATTAGATGCTTTGTGATTACCTACAGCATCTTCTGAATGATTTACATAATTAGTCAGTCCTTGTGAAATAAGTGTACAACAGGCAGGAAGACAGAAACCCATAACTAAACCCGTAAAACCAAACAACACAAACAAACTAATTGAATATATAAAAGCCGGAAGAAAAGTATACTTATGCATAGTTACAAGAAATTTATCTTTAAGTAAATCCACTACAGTTTTTGGAGAAAAGTTAACACGATACTGCAATGTAACCATTTTCAAAAAACCATCTTGTGCATTATGTGGGTCTTCATCTGTGTCAGACAATTTGTGATGCATTCTATGTATACCTGCCCAACCAATAGGAGAGCCAGAACAAGATAGCAAACCAAACATAGTACATAATTTACGAAGCCATTCATACTTAAACTCAAAGGACTTATGGCTGTAGTATCTATGAAAAGTCATAATCATGCCAATAATATTCATCAAAATAAATACAACTGCAGCAATACTAGCTTGCGCTGTAGTTATTCCATAAAGGTATAGATAGCTTCCAGATACTAAAAGATTTACGTAGAATATATACTGAACAGTTTTAATTCTACTTTCAAACGGATTAAACATTACTTGTTTACCTTTGTTAATACCCATCCCATAAATCTTAATGTAGGCCAAACAAATGCTTGCGTTACTTTATCGTAAACTTTTTGTTTTGCAGAAAGTGTGTTAGTATATCTTGCTGTGTAATACGAAGTAGCAAGATTAGATAGTTTAGCTGTCCATCCAGTAGCTTTTACCTTTGATGCTAGTTTAGGGCCAAACCAATCATATGCTTTCATTAGATATGGGTCATTTCTACGCAGTAGAATACCATATTTTTTAAGAGGAGTCAAGTCTGCATATGAAATTATTCCATTGGCATAAGATGCGGTACAAATATAAGTGCCGCTGGAACCGCTATCAGAGCCACTGTCAGAGCCACTGTCTTGTCCTTCATTCATTCCTGTGCCTGTACCTTGTGCATCCATACCAGAAGATGTTTGTGACGGTTGACTTCCGTCATCAGCAATGTTACCAAACTCATCGGCATCATCTGACCTTGAGGCTGCATCTGCAGCTGCAAATGCCCTATCAACATCTGCTTGTGTAGGTGTGCCAAATACAGCGTCAGCTCTTTCAACATTTCCTTTAGCCATAGCTGCTTTTGCTTTAGGGTCTTGGACAGCGATAGCTTTTGCTTTTGCTGTTTGTCTAGCAATTTGTGCATTAATAGCATTTAATTGCGCACGTGCTTTAGCAGTCATAACGGGATTTTGGTCTCTATCTCTTACAGGCTCGTTTGTTAAAGCTGACCTAACAGTACCCTTGCTTTGAACTTCATTTGCCTGTGCCTGTAAACCTGCAACTTGTGCGCCATAAGCGGCGGCGGCTTTAGCTACAGCAGCAGGGTCATTAATTTGTGAAGAAGTGTATCCTAAATCTTGCATATGCGATATAGCACTTTGTGTAATAGCAGCTTGATGTTCAGGGCTTGCTATAGCGGCTTCAATAGCTGCAGCTACATCTTGGCCTTTTTTAGCAGCTTCGTGTGCGGCTGAAATAACATTACCAAGCATAGTAGCTTGTTCACTAAAATTAAGTTGGCTATTACTATGTAATCCCATAGCAGATAAAGCCGCTTGTTGTCCTAAATTACCAGCAACAGCAACATCATTAGCGGTAAATCCTGTAAGTCCTGCAGCTTCCATTACTGCACCATAGGGAGATAAACTACCTAATTGTGCTTTTGCTTGTTCCAATGTTGCTGCTCTTAGTGCCTCATTTGATGTACCAAAAGTGGCATGACCACCAAATGCATTTGAATGAACAGATTCATCGGACTTTGTAAAGCCTAAAGAAGACATTGCTTTAGCCGTAGATACACCAGTTGATACATCGTCAAAACCCGGACCATCACCACCGCCACTATCGTCTTGTTGTACTACCGTTGTTGGTGCGGTTGAGGTATCATCAGGCGGTGGGGCAGGTTGTTCAGAACCCGGCGCACGACACACGAAACCCTCTGGAATAGGATATAGTGGTTTTCCATCTATGTGTGGAATTGTTCTTGTCTGACCTGCATCATTTGTACAAGTGTAGCTTTCATAAGTTCCGGGGTAACGGTCCCCAACAGTTTCAGCAAACGTAGGTATGTTAGTAGTCTGTGTTGCCGTAGTAAACTGTGGACCTGTAAATTGGACGGGCTGATAGTACGGAGCAGCACCGCCATAAGGCACATAACCTGTTTGACCGCCTGAAGGAATTAAATATCCCGAAATACCAGAACCAGAAATATTATATGTACCAGTGTTTGGATTAACTTGAGTAGGACTTCCGTATGGCATCTGCGGCTGTTGAGGTTGCATTGGATTTACAAAACCACCAACTTGAAAATTTAATTCTCCTTGTTCATTTTCAGTTTCTAAATCATCCATGTTAAAAGGAACACCATCAGGAATAGTAGCTTCATCCGCATTACCCATTTGTCCCATTGCTTCCATTCTTTGTAGACCAGCTTTAGCTTCATCTCTTAAAGCCATCATTTTATCTAGTCCATGATAACGAACCACATCTGCTGGAAAAACAAACTCACCTTCACTCAGTTGAGCAGGAATATCATCACGTACTTCTTCACGTAATGAGCCGGGTGGTACTTCGTTACCTGACTCTTCGTCAACCATACCACCTTCGTCCATAAGGCCACCCTCATTGAAGCCTTGGCTTTTCATCATTTTATATAGCTTAATAAATTTTTGTTGTTTTTCTTCTGGCATATCTTTTATTTCGCCAGACATTAACATATCAGTTAACTTATCAAATTGGTCTTTTCTAGCTGCTTTTTTATCTGCTGCACTAGACTGTAAATCTTGCATAGCCGCATCTTTAGCGGAAGACGTATCTCCACCCTCATTAAAGCCACGTTCTACTGGCTCAAAAAGTTCCATTTGTTCTGCCGTGCGTTTAGCCATTGACTGCATCCCTTAATGTTTTAATGCTACGCAACACAGCAATCGCTCCTTGCGCACGATGCATTAAAACTGTGTTATCGCCTTGCTCTAATGTACGATGTTGCTGGTCAATCAGCACATCTAAATATTTATTGAAGTTGTCCCACTGGCGGCTGTTGCTGACTATTGGCTTCAGCTTGCTGAGTATTTCCTTGTCCATTTGCACTAAATCCTTGTTCGCCCGGTACTGGAACTTGACCTGTACCTACATTGCCACCACCTGCGCCTGTTGGGTCCATTGCATCAGCACCCGGAGTTGGCGTCATGCTACCCTGCTCTGGTCCTGCTGGCTGTTGAAAGCCCTTCATAATTTCTGCTTGCAGTGCAGCTTCATCCATATTGTTGGTAACTTTGTCGGGGTCTAAGTCCATAGACTTTGCAATCTCACGTATTACATATTGGAACTTAGCAAAGGGTGCGAGTGCAGGGCTACTTGCAATTTGCAAGAACTGCATCAATCTTTGGCTACGTACTTCGTTAGCCATCAGACTTTCTGTACCACGTGCTTTAACTTCTAAATCACCTTTAATCTCTGGGTCAAAATCAAACTGCATATTGAAACGGAAGAAACCTTCACCCAAAGGACGCAACAAATAATCGTCTACGTTTTTAATGACAGTCTTTGTGCTACCCTGCGCAGCACCCATCAACATTGAGATACCAGAGGCTGTTCTGCCTACGCCCTGCACACCTGTCTGTCCGTGTGCAAATGATGGGAAGCCAGTGCTTTCATCTGCAAGTACACGTGCTTTGTCAAATAGCATCATGTTCTCTTGTGACACATTTGGGAACTTTGTACCAAAGATAGCTTGGCCCGGTGCGCCACCCTGTCTACGGAATACTTTACCCGGATACAGTGACAAGTCTTGACCCGGCACCAAGTTTGTTTCATCTACCTCTACAATCAAGTTTCCTGACAGTACAGCATTATCAACAGCCATACGCATAAAGCCATTCATTAGTGTTTGTGTATCATCCATGTTTTCTGCAATACCAACACCAAAGAATGAGTATGGGTTCAGTTCGTATGGCGCAGCAGCATATGGAATTTTAGATGGCTTGAATGGATTAAGAACCATGCGAAGTAGTTTGCCATTACAAATCCAGACGTTGGCTTGCAGTTCGTCAAACTCTTTCAAGTCTTTTGGAATATCTACACCCTGCTCTTCAAGCAAGTCTGTATCCACCATGCCCCAATACTCAAGCACTTCAAAGCGGTCAACGCCATGCTCTGGTGCATAGTCAGCCAAGTCATCTTCCCAGTATTGCTTGGTGTAGTTCTCACCCATAGCAATTACTTCATTAATAACTTCACCACGGAAGTATGGACGCTTCTTTAGGTTACGCAGTTGTGTACGTGACATCTTATGACGTTCAATTACATACTGTGCTTCATCCATGTTGTTTGCATCTGGGTCTGGATAGAAGTTCCAAACAGATACATGGTTTACTTGTGGCACTGTTTTAAACAATGGGTCATACTCACCATCGTCATTCCAGTTAGGGTATTCTTTGTCGAGGGCAAATGGCCCCTTCATAACACCAGTACCAAATAATGCCATCTCAAATGCAGCATTACGCAGATGTTTATTTGCACCTGACTCTTCTAGCTGGTCATGTATTTTCTTTTGCATTTTCTTTGCAGCAATCATAGCTGGGCTAAATGCAATAGCGGTAGGTGTTTTACCCGGACCTTCTTTTAGTTTATCTTGTACTGGCTCAAGTTTGTTTTCCAACACCCCAAGTTTTTCTTGAAGAGTTTGTGCCGTGGCACCTGCTGGGAAGTCCATGCCATCCCCTGCAAAACCGTAGGGACTGGAAAGAGCAGTTTCACCACGCAATTGTTCTGGTTCTTGAGGGTCAAAATGTACATCGGCAACCACACCTTCAGGCAACTCCGTTGGTTCTACAGATAAAGGAAAACGCTGGTTAGCAAACAGAACATCAACAATCTGCCCGTATGCTGCCAGCGTCTTAGTTTTTGTGACTTTAATAAAGACACGAGATTTTTCTGTTTCGGTAAATTGAACATCGGGACCGTACAAACCACGATAATTGCGGTAGGCTTTTAGCCAGCGTTCTTCGTCCTGATACCTATAGTCTTCAGACCGCTTATAGCGTTCCATAATAAATGGGATGATGTTACTTACGTCTACGTCCGAAACAGATGTATCGTCACTATCTTCTAGTGCGATAGCATCGTCTTCAATCATGATTTCATCTTCATCCATTATACTTCCTTTGCTCCCACTATGGTGCAGGTATAATCTACTGACTTCCAATGTCCGTCTTGCGGCAAATCTTCGTGCAGTATTTTCATTTCAATACACTGTGGCTTATCCTCAAACCACTGAATAGTCTGTGTAGCACAGTGGCTGGTATCACAAACAGTTAATAATAGTGTCCAAATAACTTGCATCTTAATATCCAAAGGTTGCGTCTGCTACCTGCATACCGCCACCGGGTCTACCCATTGGGTCATAGTCAAATATACTAAACCGTGGTCTGGACATTATACCATATCTAAGAGCATCATACAAGTGGTCTTCACTCTTTGTATCAATGTCTTCTGGGTTCTTTTTGTCCAGTGGTATTGAGGGAAGTTGGGCCGTGAGGTTTGTGCAAGTATCAAAGAAAACAAGTCTAGGCTCCTCTGTAAACTCATCTATCTGTAGTCTACGGTGTATCTCGTTTTTACCTGCTACCCGACTACCTCTACTTCTATCTGATGGTCGCCAACGACAACCTCTACTAATCATTTGCTCTGCAAGAGAAGGCCCAGTATCACCACGCTTATGCCAAAGAGAACTATCCAGAACGCCGTACTTAATATTGCCATCTTCCGCTTCCAAATCCAGAATCATATCTGCCAAGTCTGTGGCAAGGACTTTAGAAACGTAGAGTTCTCTATATACCACAAGTTGTTCGCTAGGCGCAACGGCAAACCACACAACAGCACTATAGCTACCGTAGCCATAATCGCAAGCACGAAACTTAACCCAGTTACTAGGTATACGATAAGGTTCAACAACATGAACCCGCCTATCAAACTCAGTAAACGCTGCTCCTTCTTTGATATCCCAATCGCCTTCAAGAAGTTGTCTTCTTTGCTGTTCGGGAAGTGAAAGAAGCATTGCTTCGTAATCACCTGCTTCCGCAAGGTATGGGTTATCAGAAAGTCTTGCGGGTATAAATCGTCTTTTAAATAAAGGCTTT